ATTTTAAGTTATATTCACCTGTTTGATTATCCATTAATGGAGTACGCTTCATAGTAGAAATAGTTTTCTGCATAAAGTTTTCTACTTCATTTGGAGGAATAGAACCAACATTAATATAAAATATACGACGATCTGGACTACGTGAGATTCTATGAATCAACATAGCATCTTCCATCAACACATATTGTTTAAAAATACGACGAGCTGGTTCCAAATATGAACGACCATAAGGCAAATAGTTAACGTCTGTTAACAACCTAAAGTGAGCCATTTCATAATTATCAAAATGGATACCTGGTTGGTTATCAAACGTTCCTAGATTGGGTGTACCGTAATAACCAGAACCACCAGCGAAAATACCTTCAGGTGAGTATTTAAATCTTACAGCATTTGGGTGATCTTTGTCATAATTTTCTTGACGTTCAATATGGTAAGCAGTATAAGGAATAACATTATACACACCATATTTTTCAGCAATTTCTAACTTTAAGAAAAAGTCACCATACTTACACATTTGACGAATCCAACTCCATAAGTTAAATTCAATATTCAATACATCATAAAACAAGTTATAAAGAATTTGCTGAATATCATCATCACTTGATTTAATATGAAGCACTTCTCCCATATCATTTTTTAAAGTACTTTCATCTGAAATAATATCTAAGGCAGAAGCAACAATGGCATCATAATCCATATTATCATAGTCAGAGTAGACCATGGTTCTAAGGTATTGCCAGTTAATATTAATCTGTGATCCTAAAAGTGATGTTGATGATGGAGAGTATAAACGATTATATCTATCTATTAATGAATTAGTAGCTATATCTCCGGATTGTTGAATGGAATCAACATCCATTACTTTTAATGTGTTGCCACCCGTATTTCTTATAATAACATCTGTTGAAAACAGTCGTTGGAGTCGGGTGAATAAACTTTTATCTGCCATTTTTATATTTTATTATATCTTATAAATATTACAATAACCATTTAATGTCCTCTTGTCCGTGATCTGTTTGAATAGAATATGGATTTTGGACTTGATTACTATTATATCCACCAATATAATTAGTCTTACTCATACTGCCAAGTGTAGCACGAGTCATGTCATGAGACATTTGTTGAAATTTTAAAGAAGTATCTCTTAAAAACATAGCTATACCAAAAGCCATCACCAAATCATCATTATAACCTGATTGTGCTTCTGGTCTACCGTTTTTCCATACAAATACTTTCATTTCCTCTAATAATCGTTTTGAACGAATATTAACAGAACGATCACCAACATACTCTCTAAATTTATTTACAACTAAAGGTCTAGTTCTTAATGACATGGTAAATCCAGGTGTCATATCTGAGCTGCCTTCAAATACTCGTAAGTATGAATCAGCGGTTAATTGGTCTGATTTGGGAGAATGATAAAGATTACGATAACCTCTTTCAATGATAGCGTCTAATGTTGCCCAACCAATTGAGGCATTTTCTACTACTAACATCGCATTATTATATTCAGAAGCTAAACCAACTAAAAAATAACCATATTCTTTAGGTGGAAGCTGTCCTCGATACTCAGCAACTTGTGTATTAGTTGCAATATCAATTACATGACAAGCGGAAGAGTCTTTACCATCACCTCTAGCTACGTCTGCTACTACTATATACTCACGTGTATAGTCTGCAGGTTCCCATATCCATAAATTTTGGTCAGCACCTCTTCGCTCTACAGGGTCTTTAACTGTTGTTTCTTTTAAAAATTCTACCCATTCAGGATAAAATACCACATCACCTGATGTACTAAAATCACAGTCACATTCTTGGGCGGCTAATCTAGGATCACCTAGTAATTCATCTTGTCTTTTTCTCCAATCCTCATTTCGTTCTGGGTGGACATACCAAGGTAATTTAATTGGCAAGAAGTCATTTTCAGCATTTTCAGCTGATACCCATGTTTTATGAAACCAGTTTCCAGTACCATAAGGAGTAGACAACACAATAGCACCACCACCAGTTGCTAACGTTTGTTGAGCAGAAGCCCAAATCTCACCGATTTGTTCAATAAACGCTGCCTCATCGACAATTAGCAAAGATACTGCTTCTGATCGACCAGCATCACTACTTGCTGAAGTGGCTTTAATTTGAGATCCATTACTTAATCGTAATGTTAGTTTGTTATTTTCTTCAGCTTCAATTTTTAACCATGAAGGTAAGTTATCAAACATAAACTTAACCTTGGTTACCATGTTTTTAGCTGTTTCTTGCTTAGTTGCAATACACAACACGTTTTTATCTTTATGGAATAACATTAACCATAAAGAATAACCAGCAGCTAAAGTTGATATACCTAACTGACGAGACTTAAGTACAATTGAATATGGATTATCTCTCCATAAGTGTAATACCTTATCTTGGAAAGGATACAAATTGAATATCACTCGACCTCTTTGTGGGTGCTGGATATTACAATATTTTTTCATAAAGTGGGCTGGATCTTGGGCACACTTTAAGTATTCTTCTCTGATTATTTGTCTTAAATCCTGACTCATAAAAGAGCTACTAGAAAACCAATTGTTGTTATAAAGAAAGCACCTACAATACCTCTAAATTTAGATTCAAGGTCAGTTATCTTTTTATTTCTTTCTTCAATCTGTCCGTCTTTAGCTTTAATAATGCCTTTTTGATCTTCTATTTTACCTTCTAAAACTATTCTTGTAGTATCACAAATAAATAAGGCACTATCTTGTCTAAGGATAATTGTACTCATAGTAGAGATAGAGTCACGAGAAATTACTAATTCTTTTTTAAGATTATCTCTATCAGCTTTAACTAATAAAGCATTTTTTAAGGATTTAATGGGAACTATTACCGTTGAATCACTTAAACGCTGTTGTGAACTGGCTGATGATATCATCATCAGACATACTATTAAGGCGATCGCGTTCTTTTTCATATTGGTCTTTGTATTGTTGAGCTTTTTTAGCAATACCAGCTAATTTAGCTTTGTCTATTTCAATTAATGAGTCTAAAATTTTCCTAGTAGAATCTAAAGATGAAATAATTGTGTCTTTTTTACTAATTTCAAGCGCTAAAGAATCTATAGTTTTTTGGTATTGTTTGTCTTTGTCTGAGGAATAACCTTGTTTATAAGTAAATAACCCATAGATTATTACACCTAATAAACAAACTAAAACCAATTGTAAAACAAATTTTTTCATATTAATCTTCTTCAGAAGAAGGAAGAATAATTTTTTCTAATGCTTTTTTATCAGCAGTTAATTTTTTTAATTCATCCTTAATTTTTTCTTTTTTATCACCTTTAGCTTCAGTGTATTCTTTAGCTAATTCTTTCATTTTAGTTACAAGTTTTTGTAATTTATTTGAAGCAGTAGTGATTGAATCTTTTTTTTCTAATTCTGCTTTTGATGGTTCTTGGTCTTCATCATCTGATTCAAATACAGGAAAACCAAATAAAACAGCAGCTATTGTTTGCTCATCTGTTCCTAATTTTTTAGCTACATCATTAAAGGTAGTAGATGGATTTTTACCAAACATTTCATTATATGTTTTTTTAATTACATCAGATGTTGGTTTAGTATCTTCAGATAAAAGTTCGTATATGTTATCTTTAATTTGCTTCTTTAATTCAGACAATTTCATGATAATAAATATCAACCAAAGATTGTTTCTTTAATTTTTGCAATACGTTCTTCAGTAGTACCTGAAAGTTCAACTAGTTTTTTAATTTTATGACTACTTCTATATAAAATCAAATGAATAATACTGTCAATAGTTTCTCTATATTTCAAATCAGTAGTTCTAACTCCATTATCTTCCATTTCAACACCAACAGGAGACACATAAAAAATATAATCATATTCTTCAACTAATTTATAAGCAGCATCACAAAACGCTTCAGCCTCATAATAATCAATTGATTTAGCTGCTTTAGTAAACGCCATAACATCAATTACAGTACGATCTGTAATAATATTTTCATACATTAACTCAGCACAACGTTCAGCTAAAAATATAAATTGACCTTTTAATGTTGAATCAGTATTCAATGGAATACCTAAATCACGCAAGTACTTAGAACGTTCAGTAGCAAAATTATAATCTGCAAATTCAGGTAATTCTTTCAAAGCATTTACCAATGTAGTTTTACCTACACTCATTGTTCCACACAATCCTATCTTCATATTAGTTTCTATTTTGACCTGCCTGACCCATTGCTGTTTTGTACCAAGGTAAACCTTCACGATTGCGTCTTCTTTCTTTCCAATCATCATGACTATATTGAATACCATGAATATGATATTCTTTTTTACCATTTGGATGGATTAAAGCTGCTTCTTCCATATTGTGCAATTTCCCTTCCCAAACCCAAGCAATAGTACCATCAGCTTTTACTAATTTTTTACTTGGTTGAAATTTATTTTTATCACTCATAATATTAATATAACATATTTTTTACAAAAAGCCAAACATTATTTCCAGCTAATAATATCACCATGCAAATTATCCCACTCGCATCCTTTATTAATTAATTTAGATACAGCTAAAATACCTTGAGCACCTGATACTGTAATACCACGAGCTGATAAAGCATCTCCTACAAAGTGAACATTCTGGTATTCAACTAAAGCTAAATCACTATGATAAACAAGTGGTTCAGGTGAAAGATATTTTACTTCAGGAACATAAACACCCCAATCATCTTGTAATGTTGGAAATACTTTTTTCATATCTTCAATAAAGTCTTCAATATAATCCCAATACTCACCCATTCCCTGTCTTACAATACTTAAATTATCAATTTGAACAGAACTAACTCTTTCACCTTCTGATGTTGTTGATGGTTTACGAGATGGACTATAATATAAACCTGTTCCAGCAAACTGTAATTCATTTACTACTTTACGAGACCAAGCAAATGGATCTTCAATGTTATTAATTTCCATAATAATACCAAAGTTAGTCATGTTGTTTCTATAACGTTCATCTTTTTTAGCATGACCATTATATGAATGATTACCGTAAGTGTCTTCTACAGCAACATAAGCGGCATTATTATTAGTACAAAACGAACGTAATGAAACACCTTTATCTTCAAACTTACGATACAATTTAAAATCATAACTAATGTCAATTAGTTTCTGAAAGTGTTTTTGTGGTGCTTCAAATCGAACTCCAATTTGTACTGATTTAGGTTCAGTTTCTAGTTGATATTCGTCTTGAATACTTTGAGCAAAGTCAATACCTGATTTACCTACTCCAAAAATCAATTCATTATATTCAATAGCATATTGTCCTTCTTTGCCTTTAACAGTTACATAAACTAAATTAGATTCAAAGTCAACTTTAAACACACGTTCATTCCAAACAAACTTAACACCTTTAGACACTAAATAATCATACCAATTCTTACCAATTTCATGAAGATAATCTGTACCAACATGCCATACAGGAAATAAACGAAGACCAAAATATGGTTTAATAAAGTCTGGTTCTTCTACTGGATTTGAACATTGTACTTCTTCAGGTTTAGGGTGAAATCGTTTAAAGTTATTAATAACTTCATCCATTAATTCCATTGCTTTCTTTTCACCAAC